TGAATTGAGGTAGTCCCGTACGGACTACAAATACTAAATCAAGGCAGAGTTACACAGAGTAATCTGCCTTTTTTTATTGTTTGTGCTCTGTCTAACTCGGTAATACTCGGGACATCTTCCGAGCTATTTCCGAGCACTATTCTCAATCGTAGTTTTGTCTTACTACGATGGCAACGATAACGTTCAATCTCAATCGACCGAAAAAAAATGGAAACTGGAAAACAACGCCGGTTTCTATTCAAGTAGAATTATACATCTCAAAGGATAAGCGCCCGCAGCTCGCCACCGGTGAAAGCATATTGCCGGCGCATTGGAATTTCGACAAGCAGCGCGCTAAGTCATCAATGACCGGCCACACTGAATTAAATCTCCATCTCGGCAGGATCGAAACAGATCTCACTCAACTTTGGAGGGATAACAAATCAGCCGATAAAGAAACCATCACGCGTTTGATGCGCGAAGTATTGCGCGGAGAAACAGCCGTTCAAAAAAAAACGGTACTCGATGCGCTAGATGCCCTGATACTCCAATACTCAAAGGAGAAGGACAAAAAAACCAGGCAGAAGTTCACCAGCCTGCGGAACCATTTGGCTGAATACGCAAAAACTCATCCAATCGATTTTGAGTCGATGGATTTCAGCTTCTACGACAGTTTCAAGAATTTCCTTTACGGTCAGCCAAACCCGGTGTATCCGAATCTTTACTTACACGATCAGGGGCCTTACTGGGTAATGAGCAAAGTCAAATCGCCTTACAAAGTTGGTTTGATGGATGACACGGTTTACAAGTACATAATCAACTTCAAAATATTTCTTACCTGGGCCGGTAAACGTGGTTATCCAGTAAACGGCAGTTATAAAGATTGGCCCATCATACAAAGAGAATACGATCCAATATCGTTGACCATGGATGAGCTACAGCAAATAGAAAACTGCCAAATCAACGCGAAAACCGTGGTCGAAAAACTGAACTTGGAGTTCACCGGCCCCAAAAAACCGCAGATCATCGCGGAGGCCATCATGACAGCCCGTGACTATATCGCACTCGAATGCAGAACCGCGCAGCGTATATCAGACCTTCAGGCATTCAATATTAACGACGTTCACGAATTCAAATGGACGTTCACCCAAAACAAGGGAAACAGGCTAAAAGCAAAGCAAGTTACTGTTCCGTTTTCCGGTTACTGCGCGCACGCATACTTGATTCTTCAAAAGAACAATTTCAAGATGCCGGAAATCAGCAATCAAAAACTGAACGATAATATCAAGAACGTTTGTCGCATCGCCGGCCTTACCCAGACAATGTACATCGAACGGTGGGCAGGAAACAAAAAGATCAGAATATCAGGCCCGAAATACGAATTCATTTCAACACATACCGGAAGAAAGACATTTATAACGCTGGCCCTTCAATTAGGAGTGCCCGAATCGATCGTAATGTCATTATCCGGAATAACCTCTTACCGCACGCTTAAAAAGTACAAAGGCCCGGCAGAACAACAAGTGGTGGATCAATGGCTCGGAAAGATGGAAGACAACATGAGTTTAATGAGGAAAAACGCTTAATGGAATCCGAAAAATACGGCCGGATACGGTTATGAGCAAAGAGAGCACACAGTTTAAGAGCGGAAACACCGGAAAGCCGAAAGGCGCAGAGAACAAGACTACGCGTAAAGCAAAGGAATTATTCGTCTCAATTATGGAAGGCGAAGTAGATCATATAAAGACGTCATTGGATAAAATACGAAAGTCTGACCCTGCGCTTTACCTGACCACGCTATCAAAGTTCTATCCATATTTTATGCCGAAGAAACTTGAAGTCGATACACCAACCGCGATAACAGTAAATGTCAAGCGTAGAGATTGATTTTTTCGTCCCGAAGCTGCATCCAAAGCAAGGATATATTACCGCCAACGCAAAGCGGTTCAATCATATCCGTTGCGGTCGCCGGTTTGGAAAAACAACCCTTATAGAGGAGCTGACATCGATCGCACTTGACGGTAAGCGTGTCGGCGTCTGGTTCCCGTCCTACAAAGATCTATCAGAAGTCTGGAAGGAAGTCAAGAACATGTATCGGCCCGTTACACACGCGGTTTATGATCAGATTTCAATGATCAAGCGGAAAGACGAGCAATTAAAACAGATCGAATTGATCACCGGTGGGTTAATTGACTTCTGGTCTATGGAAAATCCTGACTCAGGACAAGGGCGTAAATATCACCGGGCAATCATAGACGAATCAGCAAAGGCCACGAAGCTATACGAAGCATGGGAGAATACAATCCGGCCTACGTTGACCGATTACGAGGGAGATGCTTTCATAATGAGTCGCCCGAAAGGAAAGAACAATCCATTTTACTTAATTGAAGAAAAACATAAACCATTTCCAAATTGGGCGTTCTTCCATTTCACAAGTTATGATAACTGCACCGATCAGGGTGGATATTTAAAGCGGTCAGAGATTGACGAAGCCAAAAGCCAGCTCGACGACATTAATTTCAGGCAGGAGTATTTGGCAGAGTATGTCGACGCTAATGACCGGCCATTCCTATATAAGTTCAGTGAAGCTAAACACGTGGTTGATAGTTATCAGCCAAATCCACATCTGCCGATAACGATCAGCTTCGATTTTAATAAAGATCCGATGACTGCATTGGTTGGACAGCAGGTTGATTTATTGACGTCATACGCATTCGCCGAGATCAATCTACCGGAAGGCTCAACGCCAGAGGTATGCGATATGATCCTGGTGGATTACGGTAAGAAGTGGAACGGAAATATAGATGTCACCGGCGATGCCACAGGTCGTAACCGATCTGCAATGATTGTCGGAAACCTTAACCACTATCGAATAATCAAATCGAAATTGGAATTAAACGATGATAATCTGAAAGTTCCAAAACAAAACATGGCGCATTCAGATTCGCGCGTTCTATGCAACTCTGTTTTGCAAAATGCTAATTTCTTCATAACACGAAACTGCACGAAAACAATTAAAGACGCTACCTCAGCATTTGTCGACGCGAGTGGCGAATTGGTTAAAACACAAATGGAAGGGCTTCACCACTTCGACACATTACGCTATTTAATCCATTGCTTTTATCCGGACTTTATCAAACATCCTGAACGCTACAACGATGACATATAACATAATCGCGTGTGGAGAAACCGGTAAGTATTGGAACGGCAATGGTCACAATGTCGGAGTAAACGATGCCGATAAATGGGGCTATCGCCTTGAACACTTACTGCTGGCGAATGCTCCCGGAAAGTTTGAGCCGGAACGATTGAAGACCATTATTGAAAGCAAACCGGATAACTTTTATTCCAATACCGAAGCATGGCGAAAATACTTCCCGAACATGATTCACTATAAAACAGAGTCATGGAATGGAACGCTGATAAAGAAGCGCGGACTTACAACGATGAACAGTTCGCCATGTATCGCGATGCACTTGGCTTGGCAACTTGGAGCAACCAAATTGATTTTATGGGGTGTTGATTTTACCAATCACCCTAACATCAACGGCGGCAATCTTAAAACAGAATTGCGGCAATATCGCGGTTTTATTCATGCCTTATTGGAACATGGTGTTGAAACTTATCTAGGGGCGAGCGGTTCGGCCTTGGAAGAATTTGTAAACGTGATATGACAGCGACATTAACATGCAATCGCGGAACAGACCGACCACAGTTTATGGAATTCTGTGTTAATCAGATCGACCGTTTAACGCCGTACCCAGAAATGGTGATAATCGTTCAGTACGAACCAAAATCAAATCAAGCTGACTTGGTGCCCAGAATGAAAAAAGGCGTTCAAATCGCGAAGGAAAATGGTATTGAAACTATCTACGTGATTGAGAGTGATGATTACTATCCGCATGATTATTTCCAGCTCCTTCCAATCGGCAGTTATGATTTTGTTGGGTTCAACTCCACGTTTTATTACAACGTTCGGAGAAGAACTTGGGAAAGAACATATCACGATCATTCCAGTTTGTTTTGCACAGCTTTTAAAGTTGCTGCCCTTGATGATTTTGTTTGGCCGGCCGATGATTACCTATGGCTTGATATCGCGTTATGGAAATATGCCAGGCAAAGAAGCAATAATTGGAAATTGTTTGATGTAGAGCCGCCATGCATAGGAATAAAGCACGGGATTGGAAGGGTTGGTGGGAAGGGACACGTGCAGAATTTGAAGAATGCAGATCCTGATATGAATTGGTTAAAAGGCAAAGTGGACAACGAAGCGTTTCAATTTTATATGAACCTAAAATTTTAATATGAAAAAACCTGAATTGAAAGAATTGAAGGAAATGCAAATTAAACCGCCATCTCCACAGTTATCACGACAGCAACGTCGGTATAAGGAACGAATTGAGTCTGAAGCAAACCAGACCTATGCATCAATCACGAAGAAATTTTTCAACTACTTCGTAACGCACGATAATCCAACTGGGCAGGAGGTAGTAGACAGGATCGAGCAGATTAGCACGCAATGGAAAATGTATTGCCGAAAAATGAATCTGGTAAAAGACGTGTATGACATGTTCGATAAATATGCCAACGGATTACTAGAAGAATATCTGAAAACCAAATCAGAAGTTAAGGCATGAGATTGAGCATACTTATACCGACGACGCCGGACAGAACATCATTTGTTGACGAACTAAAGCGTCAATTCCTTTCTCAGTTAGGTCGAATTACGCTGTGGACTAGTGGAGAAAATGGCATTGATAATTTTTCATGGCGTGACCATGTTGAGCTAATAACACTCACTGATAACAAAGAGAATTCAATTGGTACAAAAAGAAACATCTTGTTAAAAGAATCAGAAGGTAAATATGTAGCCTTCATTGATTCTGATGACCGAATAAGCGACAACTATTTCGAGCTACTTTTCCAAGGAATTGAGACGGGCGTTGATTGCTGTTCCTTAAAAGGTATCATCACCGAAGACGGAAACAACCCACTTGTATTCGAACACTCAATAAAATATTACGAGTACAAAACCAATCCGGAAGGAATGCCTGTGCGGTACGAACGCTATCCTAATCATTTGAATTGCATCAAAGCATCTATCGCGAAACAATTCAAGTTCCCTGAGATTAATCACTCTGAGGATACACAATGGGCTACACAAATATTTAAGTCAGGATTATTGAAAACAGAGCATTATATACCGGAAATACTTTATTACTATGACTACAGATCAAAAAAATGAAGTTTGGAAAGATGTAAGTGGATATGATGGATACTACCAGGTATCAAGCTTGGGACGTGTTAAGTCATTAGCGAGAGACAATCGGGGTAAAAAGTTTGGTAGACTTATTCCAGGGTGCATACTTAAACCGCATATACACTATAAAAATAAATATCACAGTGTGTTATTTAAGATAGGCAAACATCAGAAAAGATTCACGATTCATAGTTTGGTTGCTAATGCTTTCATCGGTAAGCCAAAAGGTTATAGCGAAATAAATCATAAGGATTGTAACAAGTCACATAACGATATCAATAATCTTGAATGGTCAACTCGGGCAATGAATTGCATGCACGCCGTTAGTAACGGACTACGCGAACATAGTTCATTGCAGCATCGAACTATTGCAATTCAAGATTTGGCAATCATAGATTTTAAAAGCCTCCTTTCGTGTGCAAAATATCTGAATGTCAGCCATCGAACCATTAGGAGAAAAATAGACACAAACAAGCCAGTAAAAGGTTATCTCATTTATTCAGTCCCACAAAACGGCATTGCTTTATGAAAGGTGCAATTTCTTATGCGCTATTCGGTTACGACAAAGAACGTCAAGCAAACTGCTTCGACTTTAACAGCTACTTACGCGGGATGCACATCTGCCTACGCTTTAACCGGATATTATTTCCAGGCTGGCAGATGGTTGTTAACATAGACTCATCTACTTACGAAAGCCCATACAAGCCAATATTCGAATGGCATGCGAAGAAGGGATTCATAAAGTTTAACATCTGCCCTGATAATGAGAAATTGTGTAAGGCAATGTTGTGGAGACTTCGGACTGTATTCGAAATGAACGGGCCGGGCTGGACATATACGCATGTGATTTGTCGTGACCTGGATTCAATTGCAACTTACCGGGAAGCTCAAGCCGTGGCAGAGTGGGTTAAGGAAGACAAAGCTTTGCATTGCATTACAGATTCAATTAGCCATACGATCCCGATGCTCGGCGGCATGATTGGTTTTCGTCCCGGATACGTAAACGATGTTATGAAAATCACTGACGATCCAGGAAAGGCATGGTTTCATTTGATGGAGTTATCCGGTGGAATTGACTTCTCGCGCAAAGGATCAGATCAGGACTTTTTGAATAGCGTCATGTATCCGAAACTTTGTACACATGCGACGGAGCATTTCGTGAAAGGGCGCCAGCATGATTTGGTAGAAGGAAATGGAAGGCACTACTCCATTAAAGATAGTTGGCCGGAGTTCATCGTGGATAACCGAGGCAATCTGCCTTCACCATTCAATGTAAATATATCTGAATGGGAAGATAGGTTAAGAGAAACAAACCTTTTGGCTGGACACATCGGAGCGGCGGGTTTTTACGAAGCTCCGACGATGAAATTCCTTTATTACGATGATCCATTTAAGGCAGAATACGAAGAACTCGAAACGATGAAAGGATTTGAACAAATATTTTACTGGACAACTAGAGAAGATCTAAGATGACAGAAGAGGAGTACGATAAATTGAAGTATGTCATTGGTCATGAGCCGGTGTTATATGTCATTGAGCGAAAATGGTTAGTGTTTTGGATTGTTAAGAATATTGACGGAACAATAATTCACCAGCCTTCTATTTTTAAATTTCTTCAGAGATCGCGATGTAATTTTTATAACGCTGTTTTTAGCTATGGTTATAATCGTGGATGCGGTGCTATTTTAAAATCTATTATACAACCCAACGGTAACATCCACATATGAAAAAATACATCATCTTATCAGTAAACGACAACGTAGACTATTTGTATTACACACCTTTGACTTGCTGGGCGTGGAGGCGGTTAGGGTGGGAGCCTATTGTCTTTTACCAGAGAGATAAAAGAACTGAAAAACTTACAACTTTAGAACAACTCACTGTCGAAACTCCAGGCAATGCACTACTTCGTACATATGCCATAAAGTCAATTGACGGTTACCGATCAGACACTATTACGCAAGTGTCGCGACTTTACGGAACATGCGTTGTCGACGGCTATATCATGACCGGCGATATCGACATGATTCCGTTATCCGATTACTGGCATCCAGATCCAAACAAGATAACAGTTTATGGCCACGACTTAACAGGATTTGGTCACTATCCAATTTGTTACATCGGGATGGATTCAATGAAATGGGCCGATGTGATGAACATTAAGGACAATGACTTCAACAAATGGATTAAACGCGATCTTGATCAGCTTCCGCAAGCTCGGTCAACAGACTTTTACAAGTACTGGTCAACCGATCAGGATTTGATTACCGATCGAATTAAGCAATACGGTTTGTCAAACGTTGAATTTATCAATCGCGGACAGTATGCCAATGGCTATGCAAAAGGTCGCGTGGATCGCGGAATATGGACATTGGATCATGATCAATTCATTGATTGTCATATGCATCGCGACATCTTCAAAGCATTCCAGAATAATAAGCATGAGAACTACGACACATACTCAAAGAAATGGAGCGATACCATGCGCATGCTTGAAAAATGTTTTCCGGGTGAGAACTTTGATTGGTTTGTATCCTATAGTAATGAATACGCTAAACTCACTCAAGTATGATGACGATTTATATAACTGGAATTCTAAATGCTTCAAAATGTTGGGATTTTATATGCTCATGTCAGAATGCAGTGAGTTTTGGATACAATGAAAATACAGATAATTGGGAAATAAAATTTAAACCTATAGTGAGAAGTCTTGGATGTAATCATTACGAACACTTATCCAGTTATCAATTATGATATTCGCATTCAACTTTACCCACGGCCCGGATCAGGCACTTTCAGATTTGATGTGCGCCACACTTTCAAAGTATGCAGCTCCACGCCTCGGGCTTATCCGAGTTGTTCAGACTGGTGGCAGGCAGTACACATCCTATGAAAACGGGGCAGGGTGGAACGCGTCAATGATGAAATTAAATGAACTTTCTTATATCTGTGAATCTTATAACGTACGCCCTGACGATTACATTTTATCGGTTGATAGTGATGTCATATTTACTTCATCACAGGTGTTTGATTATGTTGACGGCTCTAACGGTATAATCGGCGTAAAGCATCAGCAACCGTATAATACACATCTTGGAATATTTGGACATATGTCAGGAGCCTTAATTTTTATACGGGGCGATGTTGCGCATCGAATGGCTGCATTGTCTGACGATGATCTTGGAAAGATCAGGCAGGAGCATTTCAGAAACTTCCGGATAACAGAAAACGAAGATGTTGTTTTGAGCTATCTGGCTAAACTATGCGGTGCAACTGAACTCCCTTTACCATCTGAATTAACCTCCGGAAACTTTGAGAACGACTTCAATGAAAACGCTTTGCGATCATTTTATCACCTGAACTACAACCCCGAAAAGTTATTCGGATTAGAGTGCGGGAAGAAACAGAATATACCAAAGATTTTAGAATTAAAAGGAATTGAACTATGACAATCGAAGAAAGAATTAAACTAATAGAGGTTCTCACCAAGTTGCTTCAGACCAAATATCTATCGAACGATACCATTAAAATATTGTATTCAGTGTTGAATAAGCATTTGGAGATGTTAAAATGACAAAGAACGAATTCATCGGAACAGTGAGCAATTGGGACAACCATCGGGATATGTTGTTCCAGGCATTGGAAGCAACGAGCGGAACTGTTATTGAACTCGGCATGGGCAATGGCAGTACGCAACAACTGCACGATTACTGCAAAGACAAGAACCGTCAGCTGTTTAGCTACGAATATGACTTCGAGTGGTTTAAAAAATTTAAGAACCTCAAATCTGACATTCATGATTTGATTTGGATTGAGAATTGGGATGCCGTAAACGAACATCATTTTCAGTGCGACGTTTTGTTCGTTGACCATTCACCAGGCGAGCGACGCAAGACAGACATTGCGCTATTTGCCAACAAAGCAAAAATAATTATAGCCCATGATACGGAGCCGTCAGCGGATCACGGGTATCAAATGTCTACCTGCTGGCCTTTATTTAAATACAAAATTGATTACGTGAGTAATGGTGCCTGGACTACAGCGGTTTCTAATTACATCGACGTAAATGAAATTTTCGTTATTGCACCCGAGCCGAGGCAGGGCGTATAAGAGCGTTAACACGACAAGCAAATGGGTAAGTAACGCATCGTCAGAAATTGAATTGATAATATCGATCGATGAAAACGACGCCACTAAAGATGAGTACATGCGCCTTTACAACGGCAAAGTTATTGTGAACAACAACAAGTCATCCGTGGAGGCTGTGAACAATGCCGCGAAAGTAAGCACTGGCGACATTTTGATTGTTGTTTCTGACGACACGGATTGTCCAGCTAATTGGGATAAATTGATTCTGTCTGCGGTTGAAGGACGTAAAGATTTTGTATTGAAAGTGTATGATGGAATTCAGAAATGGATTATCACTATGCCAATAATTGATCGCAATTACTACAACCGTTTTGGATATGTATACCATCCGGAGTACGCGCATTTATTTTGTGACACTGAGTTTACACATGTGGCAGACATTACAAAGAAGGTGATTTGGAGAAACGACATTATGTTCCGACACAATCATTACAGCGTTGGTAGATCACAACGGGATCACGTTAGTATTGTGGCAGACTCAACGGCTGAAAATGGTGCCAAAGTTTACCTGAAAAGGTTTAAAGAAAATTTTGGATTGAACGGTGTAGATGTGTGGGACATTTCAATCGATGGCGAGGCACACCGTCAATGGATTAAAGCAAAATTGCTATGAAACTCTGCGCGATATATAACACATGGTCAGACTGTCCTGAATTAATGGTAAAGTCGATCCAAAATATTTTGCCAGTTGTAGACGGTGTTGTTGTGGTCTATAGCGAAACTTCAAATTACGGAGAATACAAGCCGATCAATTTTACTATCACCGGCGACAAAATAGAATATCATCTTGTCGAGCCAACGCAAAAAATGAATCCGCATGCCAATGAGACAAACAAGCGTAATTTCGGTTTGGCAATCGCAAAGGAACGAGGTTACGATTATTTTCTTATGATGGACAGCGACGAATTCTATTTTCAGCAAGACGTAGTAAATAGCAAGTCGTACCTGGAAGGAAATCCACATATTAACGGACTTGTCGCAAGAATAAACGTGTTGTTCAAGGAGCCTACATTATGGGTTCATGATCACACTCTTGTACCGTTCATTCACAAGCTGGAACGTAATACGCAACTGGGAAACTTCCGTCATTATCCATTCACGTATGATCAAAATGGAGGATGCCACATTGACCCTACCAGGCGTGTAAACTATCATTCTGGAATTGAAATGTGCGATGTGGTGATGTGGCATGCGTCCTGGTATCGGAAAGATTACCAGATTAAAATAAATAACAGTGCGGCGCGATCAAACATCATGAAAAGCACAATATTCGATGATCTTGAAAAGGCTGACGTTGGGGTGTACAATGAGTTTTACCGAGACACCTTAAAAAGGTGCGATAATTTTTTCAACATATGATTTATTTCATTTCATGTTTAATAGTGGCTTCCGCTTGGTGTTTCGGGGTATATGCAGTGTTCGACTCAAAACATTTGCTTGGTAAATTTGGGTCTTTCATAGAGCGTATAGCTGGCACAACTGCATGCCGGCCGTTGTTCCTATGCCCCACCTGTATGGGGTCGTTTCATGGATTAATATCCGGGCTTATCTTTTTTGGAGTAAGCATTAAGATAATTCCTTTCATGATTTGCCTGGCCGGCCTTAACTTCGTGATATTAAACTTTATTCCAGATGAAAGTAATTAAAAAATATAGCGACAAAGATTTACGGAAAGCATTCGAGGCTGGGGCCAATATTACCGCCGAATTCTCATTACCGGCATACTCGAAATTCAAGGACTATTTCCATTATCGGCAGCATCTAAGACACGGCAATAAAAAAAGCAAACCTTTTTATAAAACTAGCTTGTGAAAAAATATAAAGAAACTCTGAATACGGATAAAAAATTAATGCTGGATCTTCTGAAGGCAAATGTTAAGTCCGTCGATATGATGGCGGCAAACATGCTCAACCCTCATACGGAATATCCTATTTTTAAGAAATTGATGCGCACATTAATCAATGGTTATAAATGATTGATCATTCAGAAATAAGAATAGGTAATCTTGTGTACATGTTTGGCGATGCAGTAAGCCTTACTAAAGAGCACATGATTTACCTTTTAATGGAGGATAAGCAGCCTCACCCAATTACATTAACCGAAGAATGGCTAACCAAGTTTGGGTATAGTTACGCCAATGAAAATGGTCAAAAATTCTATTGGCATATTGAAATGCCTTATTTCCAGTTAAGACGTGATGATGAAGATTGTTGGCTTTTATGGTATGATGAAGACTCAATGGAGGCCTTGATTTGCAAAGAAGAAATCAAATACGTCCATCAACTTCAAAACCTCTACTATGCCTTAACCGGAACTGAACTAGAAATAAAATGACGTTTCCATTCTTCAAATCCAAAGCAAACCCTTCATTCAACATGCACCATCCAGATTTGGCGCATAAGATTGAGTTTGCGTTTCAGTCTGGTAATAAAAAGTATTACCAATTCACTGAGGAATTCGAGATTCCAGCCGGCCGGTATAAATGGATAAGCGCATATCTACAGGAGCATGATTTGCGAATCGCGCCAAATGTGCTATCCGACTATTGCGATCAAATGGACGCCGCGATAAATCAAGGTAAGTTATCCCAGGTGGCGATCATTGTCGAGAAGATTCGCGGTCGTACAAAACTGGCGTTCAATCCGGACACAATAAAACGTCTTGCATCGGTTATTTACTTCGATGAAACGGAGGACTTGAGCGACATGAGCCTGAGTTATTCCGCAGAAAAGATAAAGAACTGGGATAAAAACGATACCGTCGCTTTTTTTTTGACAAGGCCGATCAGGGAGTTATTAGGTCTGAACGATACATCCGAAACTCTTTTGCGGAATTATTTAACGAGTATTCGGATTCTGGAGGATCTGACCTCCGTAAAGACAGAAGACACCCAGGATCAGTCATTGGAGAATTCCTCAAAGAACGAGATTTAGAATTCATTTGGGTAGCCAAGAATTACGGATTTGATTATAGCAAGGTAGCTCGGATGTCGTGGTTTGACTATAATTTTCATATATTAGCATTGAAAAGGGAACGTGACGCCCAAAAGAGTCACGATGATTTGGGTCAATAGACCGGTGCGATAATTCTTTCCTTTTAGTCATTATTCAATGGCTGGTCGTACCGTTGACATCAACATCAACTATAAGTTTGATACATCACAATTACGCGCTGCCCAACAGGTCACAGAACAGGCACAACGCGCTACCGACAATTTAAGGCAGTCAACAACTCAGGCAGGAACCAACGCAGGTAGTGCCTTTAAACCGGCCATAGCGTCAATTGAAACGCTGCGAGCAAAATTATTATTTCTTAAAGAGGCGATAACACAATCCTCAGATCCTACAAAAGTAAAAGCACTTTCTGACCAATATAAAGCATTAAAAGTGCAGTTAGATGCAGCCTCTAAAGCCGCCTTTGACACAGGGCAATCATTAAAACAGACGGCGGAATCCACCAAGTCAATGTCTGTTAATTTCGGTCAGCTAGTTACCTCGATTAAATTATTCTTGACCGCTGGATTGGTTCGTGAACTGGTGTCTGCCGAGTTGGAAATGGCTAAGCTGGCCGGCAATGTTCAGGGTGTCAAAATAGCATTCGATAAGTTGCCAAACTCAATAACATTACTCGAGCAACTTAAACAGAAAACCCATGGCACAGTTTCGGAATTTGATCTAATGAAGAAAGCTGTATTCGCAGCTGACTTCGGAATACCTGTAAAGAATCTAGGAACATTACTTGAATTCGCCGCCGCGCGAGCACAACAGACCGGGTTGAATGTAGACTATCTCGTGGATTCAATTGTCCGTGGTATTGGTCAGAAGTCGATCCTACGCCTTGATAATCTGGGCCTCTCAGCTGAGCGTTTAAAGAACGAATTAGGCGGAGCATCGCTGAAGGCAAAGAGTATTGCAGAGGTTACACAGGCAGTTACCACCATTGCCCAAGAAGAACTAGGCAAAATGGGTGGATATGTAGACACTACCGCCACAAAGGTTGATCAACTGACTTCGTCTTGGCAAAAGTTAAAAGTTGAAATCGCTACCTCGGCCACTAAAGATGGCGGAATAATAACATTTTTCAAGAAGTACGTTGATGCGATAGAAGCAGTTTTTGAGGCTCAAAATAAGGGAATAACTGTTTCCGAGTTAGTCAAACAAAGAAATCTTGAGCAGGCTGCGGCTACAGGTGTTGATATCATTAAACAGGATTTATTCACCGATAGCATCGATAATAACATTAAGGTTACTGAAGAAGCTATAGCAGTAAAGACGCATGATTTGCTACTGCAACAAGATCAAATTAAGGCGTACACTGAACAGCTCAAGGCGGCTAAAAATTATCAGGAAGTAGTTAAAATAACTCAGAACCGATCCGACTTACAGGATAAAAACACAGTTCTAATCAATCAAATTAAAATTTTAAAGCAACTATTAACCTCACTTAACGGCGAACGTGACGCCAAAAATAATAATAAAAACCTGGATACTCTGGAAGCGCTAGAAGAACAGGTTAAGGATTTAAATCAAGCCATTCAGGAAACAGAAAATATTAGCACAAAATCAGGTCAGAATGAAGCGCGTAGGTTGAAGTTCGAGCGAGATGCACTACAGGTAAGGATTGACAGAATAAAGGAAACAATATTTTGGGAGGAGGAACTTGATAGACGTAGGAAGTCAAAGCCAACCATAAATAAAGTCACTGAGTTAGATCCAGCAAAAATTAATAGCACGCTGACCCCGTTGGCAAATCAAGGAAAAGCTTTGTCGGATTTAACTAATCAATCACAATACTTATTTGAGGCACTCGGTAGATTTGAGGCCGGATTCACAGGTATTCTTAATGGGTCATTGAAGTTAAAAACAGCCAAAGAAGGATTTATTGATTTAAGGACAGAGTTCGAAAAAGCGTTAGCCGCTCAAAAGCAACTTATCGGGGATACAGGAGTTGGGATAATTCAAAATCAGCTAAACTCAATTATACAATCTGAGTCAGATTCATATAACACTCGAATCAATAATCTCAATAAGTTCTACGATAATCAAATCAAACTGGCTGGCGATAATCAGCGCGCTCAGAATGAATTGGACATACAGCGAAGCCAACAAGTTGCAAAACTTGAAAAAGAACAATTCCAAAAGGACAAACAGGTAAAGAAGCTTCAAGCCATTATAAATGGCGCGGCTGCTGCCGCCAGGGCGTTTGTTGATTACGAATACCCAGCATCATTGGTAATTGCTGCACTTGCCGCAGCTGAGGTCGCTTCGCAAGTAGCTATCATTGATCGTCAACAGCCAGGATTCGCTAAAGGTGTGATTGATCTTAAAGGCCCAGGAACCACAACAAGCGATTCAATACCGGCCAGGCTATCAAAGGGTGAATCTGTGATGACTGCTAAGGAGACGTTCCGCGCTCGGGGAGTCCTAGAAATGGTGCGAGCAAATAAACTCGATGACAATATCCTGAAGCAGCTAAAGACAACTCAGGCGGTTAAATATGTTGGCATGTCAGATGAACGAATAGTGTCTGCCATCGAGCGCCAAAAGTATCCTGACATTTTACGCATCAGCAATGACCTGTATGAGGTGAAAAAATCAAAAGACAATAAGAACAAGACCATTAAAAGAAAGGCAATCCTAAATGGCTAATCCGGTTTTTCGATTTACGCTATCACACACAACAGCCGGCACCAAGCCAATAAGTGAGCCAGTGGGGTGGAAGGAGGCTAAACTAAAACTTACCCGTGATCCTGAATTTCATTCATTGATTGAATATTTCGAGGCAGACTTAATTTTCTATGGCAGCAACGGAACAGTCGATGGAGGAATTGACTTTATAAGGAATGTTGATGCGATCGGGCCAGATGAAGATCTTACTATTAGAGTTGAAATATCTGTTGACGGTGGTCTGAATTTTGACGATTTGTTTATAGGTCAATTGGATTTGACCGCTCTCGAAGAACGCGAGAACAACCAGATGGCCGTTCCTATAATCAGGAATGATCTTTGGATAAAGTTTGTCAACCGATATGAGACGCCAACCAACCTAAGATCCATTACTGACATTGATGGGGTTTCTATTTCCGCACCTGATCCAGTAAGAATAAATTTGAGTCCTCAGGGTGTTCGATATATCGGAAACTATAATTCGTTCGAATCAGTGACTTACAGAACCGTTTTTCCAGATACGAAATGGTTGGTTGTCGATTGGGATAATATTATTGTAGACGACCTAAAAAAATTCTCGCTTCCTAGGGTGCCAGATCCTGACATGCCAAATGCCGGAAATTTTGAAGCACCGTACGACGGAACATTTTATTTTGATGTAAGATTAGAGGTTTCGGAGTATGCTACGCCTCCAGGCTCTGGCAATTGGATTGGTTTACTTAATTGGGATTTTAAAATAAGAAAAGTTGCAGACTCAGATCAACAAGCGATCCCGCTAACCAAGACTATTAACACTTACGGCGTTGATACAGTTGCTATCTATACATTCAAAGGATATTTTAAGCTTTTTAGAGGTGATCAAATAATAGTATATGGGCAAGTATTAAATCTATTATCTACCAATCCTACAATATTCGGCTCTGAATATTTGGATTGGAAATCTGATTGCAAAATGGCATCATTATTTAATGTTGTCCTATCGGGCCTCCAAACGATTGACAATGTCTCTGGGTCTAATGGGGACAGTGTGCTTTTATATCGTCAGTCAGACCAAACTGAAAATGGTATTTGGGTCATGCATACAGGCGCATGGACACGACGCGCTGACTCTGATACGTCTTCGGAGATACTGAAAGCCGCAGTAAAAATCACAAATGGCGATGTGCACGCAAATACATATTTTAAGCAGTCTGAGGAATTTGTAGCTATTGGTACTACGCCAATTAATTTCATTACCACAAATGACAGTGATTTGAGATTTAGGCCTTATCCAGGCCCTGGCATACCAGACAGTCATCTATACGTTTATGGTGACACGACTTTTAAACAAACCGACACGCATGGATTCTTGATTCATGATGCCGCGCAACACATTTTACAACGCACGGTGAAACAAAATAATCCATTCTATTCAGAGCACTTCGGCAGCTCATTAACTACACCATCATATTTGGACGATGGATGCGCCCATGCCCATGTATTGACACAAGGATTTCAACTGCGTGCCGTCGGACTCGACGCGAAGCCTCTATTTATGTCCTTTTCAGATTGGTGGAAGGGCGCAAATCCTATTTTTAATCTTGGCCTTTCATACGACACTGTCAGCGGGCAAGAGGTAATAAGAGTAGAAAAAAAGCAGTTCTTTTACGATCCATCACCATCGACATTGATCTCGTCAATCAAAGACATTAAGCGAACATATGATACCGATTACTTGATTAATAAGATCGAAATAGGATATCAAAAATGGCAGAGTGTCGATTTATCTACAATAGACGATCCGCAAGGCAAGCATACATACTCTACTGCGCTACATAAGATAGCAAAAGGAGTGACGCTATATAGTACGTTTGTGGCGGCTTCTTTGGCAATTGAAACTACAAGGCGGCAAGCGGTTGAAAAGCTCAAGGATTATAAATTCGATACCGATGTTTTTATTATTTCGGTAGTACCGTTAAATATTAGCCCGGATTCTTATACTCCTGAATTATCAGAACATTTCGATTTGGTCGGTGGTCTTTTGAATAGTTCAACCAGGTACAATCTATTGCTTACACCGATGCGTATGCTTTTAAGGTGGGGTAATTACTTGTCGATAGGCATTCAAAATTATATCAATCGATATCCATTCAAGTTTGTATCTGGCGAGGGAAACGTTAAGATGAGTAGCGATTACCATGAGACCGGTAATCCTGGTATTTGCCTCGGCATTATTTCTGATCTTTTAGTCGAAAATCAGGATATCCCACTTGGCGCGCCGTCAAACTATAAAATACCAATAGGATGCCTACATCTACCTGATCTCTATACAATTCAAATCGATATGGATTTTGAAACCTATGAATCCATTAGAAACAGCAGAACTAATGCGATCGGGGTAAGCCAGACAACAACCGGCCATGTACCTCTATTCATAAAAGATATGGAATACATTCCGGCGTCGAGTAAAGCAACAATCATAGGATGGACGACACAGTATTTACAAATAACCAGTGCCGATTATTCACCGTCTATCAATAACTGCATCTCCGACACTAACCTTCGAAGCATCGAGGATGATGAAATAAGATTATTGGAAAGTGGTGAAAAAAGAACCGTAAATTAGTATATTGCGTATGAAGAAAGCCTTTATCCTTGCTTTATTCTTGTTCGCGTGCAGCGAAGGTGCAGACAAATCCAAGACCACCCAGTGTTTTTCAATGGTTATTTCGGACGCCATTCCGGTACAATTTTGGGTTAATGGGTGTCAAACCTATAATGAAAAGGTCAACCCTGGAATAAATAAAGTCTGCTTCTGTCAGCCGTTCGAATGTGATGATCAGATAAAAATTCAAATCATCGAATCCCATTCTGTAGCAGCATCATTCAGTGTAGACGTAATCGACAATGCTGGTAATATCATTGTAAATCTTCCATTTACACGTGGCGTTTTCAGTCCAAACGATGTATACTCATTGACCTTTGTTCCTATTGATCATGGAATTTGCGATAAACAAATTGTCCTAAATCTACTTCTCGACAGAGTCCCAACACTTGACGTAAATGGTGATGTCGGAGACCCTAACGGATTGGATTGGAATTACGCATTGGATCAGGTTGCCTCATCGAACAAAGCCTGGACATTATCGTCTACGGATGGCACGATCATCCTGGGCGGCAGTGACCCAGTCAGATCAAAAGACTTGATTTCACATTTTGGATTGTCAGGTATTGGGCCGACATCTAAAGTTCGCATTAAAGCAACCGTAGCACAGATCTTGGGAAGTGATCCAGTAAATATTAATGGTTCTTTCAAAATATTTATTTCCTTTTACCCGAGTAGCGGGTCACCATACACATATACCTATTTAAATGATACTGCGGATTCATCAGGATTGGGAGATTATGATTTTACATTGGATATCAACCATGGGCTGAGTTCATACATTGATATTTCTTTCGCGATAGAACGCCAAAATACCGTTGATGCGATAATTGGAATATTCACAATCTTCTCAGCACAAGAGAAAGACACGGTAGCTTATTCTGATTGCATAGATATCAGGGCTTACCACGCCGAAACAATTCTGATAAATTATTTCAATCATAGAAATTTCGCCGGCATCGAAAACCAGGATGTAAGCCCGGACATTGATTTCAATTTACGCATACCGGCCGTGTTTTTTGAAGAGGAGTTCCCGCAAGAACAAGAGATAGCAGAACTTTCAGATAACCAGGAAATTTCGTTAAATTCGCAAGTAAAGGTACAGCGCTTATTAAACACTGGCCTTATGCCTCAATACATGCATAAGAAAACAATTCTTGCATTGATGCACCAAAGTGTTTATATCGATGGAGAATATTGGGTAAAAGCAGATCCATACGAAAAGATTCAAGGGAATAAGAGAAATCCTTTGAAGCAGTACAAATGCCTGCTAACTCAGAAAGATGAGATCATCAGAAACATTCTGTAATATATTTTTGTCCGCAAGGAGGTGACTTAATTAAATTTTTTTATGAAACAGAAATGGCAAGTCAATTTTGTGACGTCACCGCCGAAGAATTTATTCAACTCGACTGCGGTACAGAATTAGGGGGTTTCCCCTGGATCGCTATCATCGACGCCGATGAAGATCCAACAATCGAACAACTTCGTGAACCAACTTTTTGGACGGCTAAGCTAAACGCTTCCCCAGTAAAATACCGTATCATCTATGATGCTCGCGGATCTTACCCAGGTGGTACTCCTGTCGAAGAAGACGGTTATGGTACAGTACCGACGGTGAGAACCGGCGCAGATCATGAACTTACCGCACAAGTACGTGGGGTTCTTGAAAACCGTAATTTCTTCGCGGCTGTAAATCAAACCGACAAATGGAATATTGTAGCCGTGACAAAGGGCCTTATCGGTCTTTATCAAAAAAATGTCAGCATTTATTCAAAGATTGAAGTTGATCAAAGCATCAAATCATCAATGAGGTGGAATATCTCATTTAAATGGTCTGATGACCTTTCGAATCCAGTTGCTTTTAATGCGCCTCCATCAATCTTCAAATAAGTAGATGCTGTACGGTACAGATGATTTCAACAGTCTTTTAGTAAAGATGCTATCCAAGGATGGCTATCGCCACCCGTCTTATCAGCAATGTGTAAAGCATGCTGATGAGATGGCCTGGCATTTCTATGGGACGAAGCCAGTAGAATTATTGGAGAGATCAAGACCAAGGGAAGATCCGGAAGTTACATCATACCGTTTGGAGAATTACGAACCCACGACCAAGAGCGCGGCAGACAAGGCACTGCATATAACATCGAAGATTTTCAATCCAACACTTTATTCGATACGTTGGTCAGAAAAAAACAAAGTCGTCGACGATTTAAGAAAATATACGCTAGAGGAATTCCCTAAGTATAATTCGATCGTTAATTTCATGAAGGATGTTCTTCTTAGAAAAATGATTGCCGATCCGAATGGGGTAGCAGTATGTAAGTTGGTTAATGTTCCAGAAAAAGGAACTGAAGTGCCAGAGCCAATGATTGTACTTTATGGCTCAAAAAGTATTTTTAATTACGACGATCAACATTGGCTTATCAATACTGATTGCGAAGAGGATGGAACATACACATTTGAGTATTACGATGATGTTCAGTACATTACTTTCTCAGCTCGGATAAATAGCAATAATCAACTTGAGATAACAGAAGATCCGTTTAACAGTTATATTCACAACTTCAATGAAATCCCTGTCTGGCAGCTAACGGGTATGACCGAGGCACTGGACGACGGCGAAGTTATTTACAAGTCTTTCTATTCGTCAGCGGTACCCTATTGGAACCTGCATATCATCCATGAGTCAGATTTGTTCGGTGCGTACATTACCCATCTACATCCGCAGAAATGGGAACTTACCGACACCTGTAATTATAGGTTCAATTGGGAGGGTGCTTTGTATCCATGCAAGGGCGGAATGATTCGATATAGTGACGATAATGGAAACCACTCAATGGAATGCCCTCGTTGTGAAGGAACTGGGCGCACATCAGTTAAAAGTCCTTATGGAGTTTATAAGATCAACAAGGAAAAACTTGACGAGAATACAAGTGGATCGATAGCCCCGGTCGAATATATCAACATTCCTACAGAGGCTACATCAATGCTTGAAACGCGCGTCGATACGATGCTTGCGCAAGGTATGTGGGCTATTAATATGGAGATCGAGGATGCCATTGGCGCCAATCAATCAGGCGTTGCCAAAGTAATTGACCGCTCAGCCCAATTCGACACGCTTTACAACATTGGATCTGTCGTGTTCGATGTCCACCTACAGAATTCATACGACTTCATAAATCGTTATAGAAACGGAGTTTCCGACCAATCTTTGGGACGTGACACAAACAAAAATCTCCCGGAGATAAACAAACCGACTCAGTTCGATATTGTTTCAACTTCTGAATTGATAGCCAACTATCAAGTAGCGAACACCAGTGGTTTAGACCCCGCTTACCTTGTTTTGAAGACCAAGGAAATAATTTCCCGAGATCTCACAACAAATCCAGATCTAAAAAAATACACGTTGCTTTTAATGGATCTTGATCCACTGGCAGGAATGAGCCAAGCGACGATATCTGCTAACGTGGGCAAGGGATTTAATAGCAAGGAAGACGCTATAATCCATTTCAACATTAAACCATTTGTTGACCGGGCTATTCGTGAAAACAATTCATTCCCAGCATTACCACCGGAAAAACAAATTGAAATTTTAAATGGATACGCAAAGCAATTCATTGACGCCAATAAACCTAAGCTTGGCACCGATGCTTTCGGGAACCCATTAAGTCTAAGCCAACCACTGACAAAAACGGCATGAAAAAGGTAGTTTATAAAAGAAAGGTGCGCACCTCTGCTAAAGGATGTAAAGGTTGTAGAGTTCAAAACGGACTAAATAATAAGTTCTTCACTGGTTCATGAGTGCTAAGGAATTAGCGGACAGTTTGGAGAGTCTTATCGTGTCTGCAAATGACCAATTCGCCTCAAATATCACCAAGATTCAGAACGATCTATACTCTGCAATTGTATTGAAATTAAAGGATATTGAAATTGATTCTGATGGGTATATCATTCAAAGCGCAAAGAATCGATCCATAATAGCAGAAGCAGAAACGTTAATTGACGAGGCCCTTTCAGGGAAATATCAAACCGCCGTGGAAGAACAGATATCGATTATCCCAGAAATCGATAATTTGAACGTTAACTATTTCACTGAAGCCGCTGACAAATTCAAAGAGAACCGAAATTTTATTAAGTCGCTACAACAGCAAACTATTAATAACCTCGAAACAAATCTGCTTCAGGATGGACTTCAATACCAAGTCAAACAACCGCTTGCTGACATAATGAGCCAGAATGTAAACGGAGGCGGATCATTCAGTGGGTTCTTGGATCAATTGCGCGCTTTTATAAAAGGTGATCAAACTTTAGATGGCAGGTTAATGTCATATTCGCGCGGCATTCTTCGGGACGCTTTATTCCAGTATTCGCGCGCGTATCAACAAGCGATAACGGCTGATCTCGGCTTAATGTGGTTCCGATACGATGGCGGATTAATTGATAAGAGCAGGGAATTTTGTCGAGATAGAGCTGGCGGATTTTTCCATCAATCTGAAATTGAAAGTTGGGCCGGCCAAGACTGGCAAGGTAGGAATAGATTTACCACGAAGTCCAGCATTTTTATATACTGCGGTGGGTATAACTGCGGCCATTCGCTTATTCCGGTGCACGATTCAATCGTACCGAAAGATGATTTGGAACGAATAAAATAATAAAACCTTTCGCTTCTGTGGATGCCGATCGGTACACCGGCATCTGCGAAAGGTTTTAGACAATAACTCACTTGCATTCGAACCGTTCCTGCAAGGCAATTCAAAGATACAAATAATTATACCAAAATGAGAATAGTATTTATTTTGGGTATTTAATTCCGAATTTATATATTCGTACAGGTTTTAGAAAATAAAGCCAATTTGGGCGAAAGCCGGTGCACGTCTTAATTACCTAATTCCAGGTAAATGGTTCAGATCGAAGTCCTTGTTAAAGACAGGAAAACCGGTATTGAACGAACTATTACATACAAATCTTTTTTGGATTTACAATCGATGTATGAATTGATCGGTCAAATCGATGAGAATGGAAACCTTATTGAAGGTGACCCAAACTTACAGCCCCAACACCGCAGAAAAGTAAAAAGCGTAGATGCGCATGCGGAAGGTGAAGGGGTAACGCATAGAAAGCCAGTTTCGGAAATTTTTCCAAATGAGGAAAAAGTACCAAGTGTGGAAAAATCTGCACAAGATTCACAAGTTATTGAACGAAAGAAACCAGGCCCTAAGCCAAAAACCGTCATCGCATGAAATCCAAAGAATACTTCACCAAGCTAAAAGAACAGGGTAAAATTGACTCTGAAGAGTATACAAAATTCATTGACACAGTTCCGGAATATGAAATCCCTGAAACTGTGTATGCTGCCATTTCGGATAGCTTTTTAACGCGTGAGCGCGCATTATCAGATCCAAAAATAGGAGGCAAGATAAGATCCGAAGTCTACGACGGAGTAGATGCGCAAATCGTCGATCTGTTACCAGTGCTGGACGTCTTCGATGCAGAGAAAATAAACTCTGAAAAAGATACGAAGACCCGCATTAAGTTGCTGAAGACAGCTATTGAGAATAAGGTCGAGAAAGTAAAAAAGGCCAACCCTTCTAAAGAAGAGGAGGTAAAAGAGCTAAACAAAAATAACGCCGATCTTATTGAAAAAATAAAGACAATCAATGCCGAGCGCGAGAAAGAACGCCTGGATCTTCAAAAGAAATATGATGAAGAAAAGGGACAAATTCTACTTGACATAGCGCTGAAAACGAAAGTTTCAAAGTTTGAGTTTGCTCCTGAGCACGCTAAGCTAAAAGATACTATTACGAATGTTTTACTATTGGACTTAAAGCAAAAGAACAAGCTTTCGGTCGATGAGAGTGGCAATATCAAAGTGCAAGAAATTGTAAACGGTGTTGCGAAAGACAAATTTAACGGTAACGATCCAGTTACCATCGAAAAATTGCTTGAAGAAGGCGTATCACCATATCTAAAGCGCAATAACGCAGACGATAAGACTGATACAACCGCCGCTCAAGGTCGCACAATCACAACACCGGCCGTAAAGCTATCCTCCAAACCAACTCTTGCAGAAATGCGGTTAGCAAAGGCCCAATTGTAAACTACAATGGCTAATACATCATTCGATATGTCCGCCGTCGGCGCATGCGAACTCATTCGCGCCGAAGCTGTCGATATCGCAAAAGAAAACGCACCATTTAATCTTGGCCGTGCCACTGGTGCACTGGATTTTATCACAAGCCCGATAAATGGCACAATCTCGCAGACGGTAATTTCTGATCCTGCGGAAAAAGTGCACACACTTCGCGTGCTATACGATCAACGCACCAAGCCATGTCAGGTGTCGACCGATCCTACCACAAATATTTGTAGCGATACGCCGATCACGGCGCCGCGCAAACAGGCTTTTGTGAACATCGACAAAAAGATCACATCGCCTGCTCGTTATTTCTCAAACAATGACCTCGTTGTCAATTGTAAACCGAAAAATGAGTTCATTCGCGAACGTCTCATGAATGACCTGCGTGCAACGCGCGAGCGTCTTGACGAGGTGATACTTGCCGAGCTTAATGCCCGCACAGGATTGATCTATAACTGGGACGGAGGAACAAGCACCGGATTCAAAAACCTGCAGTTGCTTTACCAGCAAAACGGCCAGGACATTCCGCAGCCGGGAAACTTCGAAAACATTTTGATGGATTACCAAAACATGGAGTTCTCCGGAACACCTGCGGTGATTGCTCAAGGCTATTTCGATAAGTTCATGAAGCTGCAAGCAATGTCTTGTTGCAACGCGACAACTCCTTACGGTGACGCTGTTGCTGGTGCCGGAGTAGCTTATTATTTCGACCAGGCCGCTAACTCAGTTGTCGGAAATAATAAGGTATTGGTTATGCCTCATGGTATTGTACATCTGTTGACTTTCAACAAGAATAACAATATCAACATCAACACTGATCTTGAAGCGCATACCGTTGTTACAGATCCTGTAAATCCAGCTTTGAAGTGGAATCTCGATTTCAAATGGGATTGCACGACAGAGCAATGGAGATACGAATACTCTTTACACTGGACTTTGTTCAATGTGATCCAATCTGACTCCTTTGGAACTGATTCCGGAACTCCGGACTGCGGAGATGAGTTGTCAGGTGTTACAGGCGTATTCGGATACCAGATCACACGCGGCTAATAATGCTTAGCTGTTTCGTTGATTATATAACGCCGGATCAATCACGTCCCAGCCGTAGCGGCCTTTATGCGTCGACCCTTCCGGGGGTTGATGCGGAAATGCTCGAAGGCTTGGCTAAATCCATAGATGCAAGCCCCGAATATGACACTTGGGGCTTGCTAATCTATCCGCGCGCAATTCAAAATTTAATCTCTGAGATTTCATCAAAGTTGCAAAGCAAATTCTTTGTCGACATGAAACTTGTCAGCAGAGAAACGTCGGAATTCAAAGCAGATTACAACTACAATTCTGGACTAGCTGGATTAAAATTCAACTTCCGATTAGCAAAATATTCCGTTGTTCATATTGAGACGATAGAAGTATTTGCGCAAGGATCTGTTAATAATTTTGTTATTGAGTTCTTCGATACTGACGAGAATGGCGAATTGATTTTCACTAAGCAGGTAAAAATTGCCGCCGGTCGTAACACTATAAACATTGATTACGACTTCGAAGTTGACGATCTATTTATTGCCTATGACACTTCCGCTGCAAGCTTAAAACAGACTCAAAACAAGTTCTTTAGATCTGGCTGGTTGTACAATGATATCATATGTGATTTCAATTGCTTTGGTGGGTTAGGTAATAGCGTAGAAGGCAAGAGTACAGCCGTTCAAATTAATGGCGGTGGCCTTAATGTAAAGCTGGTCGTAACCTGTTCAATCGAAAAATTCATTTGCGATAACCTGAGCATCTTTAAAAATGTTTTTTGGTGGAAGATAGGGCAGGAGATATGCAACGAACGTCGATTTGGTGAAAGGCTGAATGCATTCACGACCATGACAATCGAACGCTTCACTGAACTGAATACCTACTACGATTATAATTTCAACAAGGAACTCGACAACGCGATAAAGTCACAAAACATCAACGAAGATCCAGTTTGCTTCGCTTGCAAAAGTACCGTGTACACTGATAAACTTTTACCATAATGGCAAAGAAGAAAAAGAAAAAAGGCTATGGGATGTAATTGCGGCTCTAAGAAGGGCAAAAAAAGACGTGGCCAATGAGCTGACGGATATTACCAATAAAATAATCAAGGCTGTCACTGACGATCAAAACATCCGTGTGGCCCTGAGCACTGTATTGGCTATTCATAAGCCGAGGATATTTCAGCAGGGCTTGGATCGCAATGGGCAAAAGATCGGGACATACTCCAAGAAACCGATTTCCATTTCTAAAAAGAATCAGGCGAGAAATACCGGCAAAACCTTTTTTAAAGGTGGATACGATGAGTATAAAAGAGCTATCGGGAAAAACCCAGGCTTTGTGAATTTTGTCAATACCGGTCAGGAGTCGGCAGATTACGGTTTAATTGGCAGTGATGGAAACTATGGATTCGGATCTAACAACGATTTGAATTATCAGAAATCACAATGGCAAGAGGCTAAATACGGGAAAGAGATTTTTGATTTATCCGAAAAGGAAATCAATACACTCGAAAATGTTTTAATCGCTCAACTCGAACGCATACTATGACCGACATCCTACAAGCGATAGACGATTACACAGCAAACCGGTATTCCGCGTTAAAGTTAAAACTATTCGGATTCTGCGAGATTATGCATAAAACGGCAGAGTCATCAGATCAACCAATTCCAGTGACAATTCCAGACAGAAAACAAGTATCACTCGATGACAAGTATGATTTGATCACTTGGATTCGCTGGGATTCGCCTGTTCAGTATTCTGAAAATAAGGATTGGAGTTTCGGGCCGAATGAAGCAACCACAGCAACGATTACGGCTCGCGTAGTTGTAGCTCACAAGGTAAAACTTGGAGAGAATTTAATTTTTGATTTCGCTAATCATTTTCCTCAGACATTAAACATACCTGGATTCCTATATGTGTTTGTTGATGATTCATTCAACATAAACAATGATCATGAAGGCATCTACCTCACAGAATTAGGAAAGACAGTGTATGAAAAACATAGGTTTAATTGGAATCTATACGTGGTGAACTTCACTTTTGAGTTTACGCCATGTGACAGTGATTCGTTTAGAATTTTAGAAAATGGAGAATTTAGAATTACTGAGTAATGCCAAAGAAAATAACCCAACTCCCGGCAGCATCGGCACTTGAAGGCCCCGAGAAATTAGAAATTGTACAGGGGGGTACGTCTAAACAAACCACAGCGCAAGCCATTGCTAATCTAGCATCCGGTGGTGGAGGCGGCGGAGATTTCCTATATACAGGCGCATCGCCTGCGACAGTTACGATTAATGGTATAACCGCCGGAGACGATTTGTCAATTCTAACGATAACACAAATACTGGAAAAAATACTTGCACCTATTGTTACGAGCGTAACCTCCGATAGTAGTACTGCTAAAGTAGATTCAAATTTAATAACATCAGACCAAACGTAAAAAATATATGTCACAGCAAACTATAGGCGTAGGAACATCGGCTAACGACGGTACTGGCGATCCGCTACGTACCGCCATGCAAAAAACAAACTCCAACTTTACAGAGTTGTATACCGCTGATACAGCCAATGAAAAGACAGCGAATAAGGACACCGATGGTACGCTAGCTGCAAACTCAGATGCAAAGTATGCCAGCCAGAAGGCGACAAAAACGTATGTTGATAATAAAGTCACTACTGCACTGGCTGGTATTGAATGGAAAGCGTCTGTGCTAGTCGCCACAACATCTAATATTACTTTATCAGGAGAGCAGACGATAGATGGTGTGCTAACGAGTGCATCAAGGGTGCTCGTTAAGGATCAATCTACAGGATCACAGAACGGTATTTATATTTCAGCTTCCGGTTCATGGGCAAGGGCAACAGACGCGGATTCGGCTGCAGAACTGGAAGGCGCAACGGTTAACGTGGAACAAGGAACGTCAAACGGTAATACAACTTGGGTACAGACTGCCGATTCAATAACAATCGGATCAACAGCGTTGGTTTTCTCACAGTTAGGCACAAGTGTTCCGGATGCCTCAGGGTCAACGAAAGGTATAGCAAAACTTTACACATCGGTAGGTACTAATACTGACGGATCAATGGATCAAGCTTCTATAAAAGCTGCCATCATTGGTTTGCAAGACTTATTCGTTCCAGCCTCCGCCATGTGGCCGCGTGTAACCAATGGATGCGCAGATCTTTCAAAGACTGAAATGGTAACATCATTGGTAAACATCCAAACTCTTGACTTCGATCCTGACACACAGACTTATGCGCAGTTCGGAATATCGCTTCCAACAAACTGGAATAACGGAACTGTGACGGCGAAAATTTACTGGATGGCCGCAACTGGTTCAGGTGATGTAAAGTGGCAAATAAAAGGTGGTGCTTATTCGGATAATGATTTATTCACTACCGCTCTAGGCACGGCTCAGTCTGTTACTGATACACTTTTGGCTGCTAGTAAATTACAGATTACAGCTGCTACTTCTGCTATCACGTTGGCTGGCTCACCGGCTGATTCGGATATGCTGTTCTTTGAGATTTCAAGGGTGGCGGCAGATGGGGCTGATACGTTAACATCCAATGCAAAATTAATTGGAGTAGTAATTACCCTAACCACGGACGCCGCTGTAGCATCATGATAAACCTAGCTCAAATGGGGATTTTGGGTTATGTAAACCAACATGACCAAGTAAGCCTGCCAGGTACGCCACAAGCTGTCTACTCTACATTTAAATTAGTTGGCGGATATACGGGAAATGGAATAAAGATTACTCGTCTTTCCGATAGCACTACACTTGACGTTGGATTTTCAGGAACAGTTTTGAATAAAGCAGCTATTGACGCGTTTACTTCAGGTGGCACGATTGATTGTACTGTTAATAAGATCTACGATCAATCCGGTAACGGTTTTCATCTTGATGTAGAAGCAAGTCGGGATGAAGCTAATTTATTTTACGACCCTCGCCATAGTAATTATATACTGCGGTTCCTACCAAGGACTGTTTCAAATGCAGCGGTTGGTGATGTTGCTGATGTAGGGGAAGCAAGCTACGCAAACACTTCACTAGCTGTCGCCTTAAACTCGTTTTCATGCTATCAGATTGAAAGGGGAAATAAACGATTCCCAGGAAGGTCACGGATGATTTGGGAATTCGGGAATATCAGCGGCAACGATATCATGTATTATGAATTCAACAATAACTATAACCGTCATTGTTTTGTTGGATCAGATCAGGCCGAAACCGGAACATACATCTCAAACAGCACAGAGTTCGCCGTCAAATCTTTCAGAACAGACGGGGCGACAAACGTTTTAACTGGCGAGGATAATTTCTACAATACCACAATGGTTGCGTTGGGATCATTCACGGCAACAGGTTTCAGAATCGGTCAATGGTCTAACTCACTTGGTGACTACAACATGGAGTCAGATTGGTGTGGGACTATAATCTACGGATCAGGATTAAATGGGACAGACCACACGACGATAAACGATCAGCTGCACAGATTGCTGGGCACTTCATTTAATCATAATGAACTGGTAGTTGCAATCGGCGACTCTTTAACAGGTGGATACGGTTTGCAAAAGGACGAAAACTGGCTGATTCAATTCGAACGTTCATATAATAACCCCTCAATACGTTGGGTAAATTCTGGGATAGCTTCCGACACGATCACCGGAATAAACGGTGATAGGGCTAATCGAGCAAGTAACTATTTAACGACACCTGCATTCGCCACAACTCCCACAAAGAAAATCGCTATAGTTTGGGCTGGTACGAATGACATAGCTTTGAACGGTGACACAGGAGCTACGGCTTACGCAAACTTTACCACGCTTTGTAACAACCTTCGCTCTGATGGGTTTACAAAGATCATCGGTATGGATATTATTCCTAGGTATGGATTACTTCCAACACCACTAGCTGAGGTTGCAAATTTTAACGCAGCACTGAATGCAGATCATTCAATGCTGGATGGATACGTTCAGTTGTCAACTTTATCGTGGGCGATGGGTGTAACACATTTATCTGACAACGTACACATTAATCCTGCCGGGACAACTTTAGTTATCACGGCCTTGAAACCTGTTTTAGACACTTTCATATAATGGAGAATATAAAAGATGTGATCGCACATGGTCTTTTAAAGATTAACCCAATCAAGACAATAGCTGCAATTGGAGTGCTGTTCATGATGGGATTTATGTGTTATGCTCTGGTTTATATCAAAATACCTCCAGAGAATAGAGAGGCATTATTAATTCTACTCGGTATTATTTCAGGATCTGTTAGCGCGATAATCGGGTATTATTATGGCAGTTCCGCAGGATCGAAAAACAAAGACGACATCATTAAACAAATGAATCAGAAATGAAAAATATTCTAATCTTACTACTATTCGTTTGCTCGGCCACGTTCGGGCAGATGATTCGCACGCTGCCGCCACAGCTTAACGGCACATGTATTCAGTACGCTCCTAAATCAGGTGCGAAAAGCGTGGTAATTATTTTACCGGGAAAAGGCGAGCTTGGATCAGATCCGACGATCATAGAAAGTCATATTAAGGTAGCTGCTGCTTTAAAGGCCGGGACATTCTCGGTGAACCGGGTCATCTTGTTTCAGCAGCTTGCATCAAGTCAGGGCGGATTTTACGGAAATACGATCGGGCCACTGATCGCATACGCTAAGACTTTAGGACTTCCAATTGATTTCTCCGGGCTTTCCCTGGGCGGCATGGGAGTGGGCGCAAATCTGCCTTATTACCCGGGTGTTATCCGGTCGGCGATGACATGCCCTGGGAAGGTTGAACAGAACGTTGCAGCTGGCCCAATGACTTCGGCCGGTGTCCCACAATGGCCGGCGGTCGACTATGTAGATGCTTACCGAAAAGTCCCATCCATTCACTACTATGATCCTGCAGACCTCACAATTCAAGACGGATACTCATCGACAAAGAACCTTGTAACTAAGCTGCAGACCGAAGGCAAGAAAGACATTTCACTCATCGAATTGCCTGGGTATGGTCACGATGTTTGGGACTATGCGTATTCGCAGGCAAATTATTGGGCATGGCTCGACGCTCTTGACGCGCCGGTGCAAAAACCGATTTTAGATCCTGTGGTAAAGATGGATTTCGATATCCTTAACAACGTCGTGATCTATACAACGCAGTCCGGAAAAGTAATAACCATTAAGCCTACAACGGTAAACTGAAAATGAAGCTACTCGAAATATCGACTGTGCCTGACGGGATATTCTGGTATACACTGAGCACAGTGATGGCAGGGGCTTTAATCGTCATCATATGGAACTATGCTAAAGAGACTACCGCGATGATAAAGGAACTGAAAGACACCGTTCAGAAACTTTCCATCAACGACAAAGTACAGGACGAGCGTTTAGACGGACATGACGAAAAGTTGTATGAGGTTCGTTACACTAAGCCCAAACGTGGGTAATGATGAACAGCATCCACAAAACACCTTCGACAAGCGCGATTATTTTGAGATATGTGAAAATTCTTGTGTACATGAAAACAACGGTAAAATAACCTTGCCAACATGATCAACCTGATAAAATTACTTCCGTGGATCGCCTTTATAATAGGTCACGCATTCTTTGACTTCTACCGGATAGGAAAATCGGAAAAACCGATATATCTGCAGTCATTCATTATTCGCGGCATGGCGGCGATCCTGCATGCACTGTTGTTCAATCCGAAAGGCCCGGCGGATTGGTGGCCGGTTCTCATATTCCAGGTAACAAGCTTTTGGTTGATCTTCCCGTTGTTCCTTAATGGACTCCGGAGAAAGCCGGCGATGTACGTAGGCGCGCAAAGTGGATGGTTGGACTTCTACTTCTTGAATCATCCGGTCAACCAATGGATTGCCAAAGCCGCAGCATTGTTTTTAATGATCCTTTCAACCATTGTAATCTATCACAAATGACAAAAGCTGAATTCGTAAAAGTATTATTGCCATATGCAAAAGAATGCGAACAAGAAACCGGAGTTGACGCCTATGTTATACTTGCACAGGCGGCACTTGAAAGCGGATGGGGTAGGTACGCGCCAGGTAATATGTACTTCGGCGTAAAGGATGTGGACGGAATCAATGGGAACGAACAGCTCGTATTAACCACCGAGTATAGCCGAAGGGCAAATTGCACCCCGCAGGAGCTGGGGCTAGTTGATATTCAAAGCATTCAACCGGTGATCATGACTGGCAGGAGTTTTTTTAAATACCGAGGTCATGCCTATTTCAGAAAATTCGACACGCCAAAGGATTCGTTCGTGCAACACGCCCAGCTATTCCAAAAGCCGGTATACGCCGAAGCATACGCACAACGCAAAGATCCTGTGAAGTTTATTGAACTGATGGCGAAGCACTATGCAACCGCGCCGAACTATGCTGAAATTCTAACAAGCCTGTACAACGAGGTTAAAAAAGCATCATGATGCTACTTCTAAAATACTGGCGTGAATTATTGATCCTGATTTTGGGGATTATAATCGTGTTCTTTATTTTCTCCAACCGGAAGCAAGCGATCAGCGACTATAAACTTGACGCGCTCGAGAACGAAAAGAAGGAAATTTCTGAAAGGCTATGGACGCTAATCTCTAAAACAAAAAGAGATCAGGAGATCTGGATGCAGCATTTAAAGCAGGATAGTATAAATTTTTTTAATGCCGAACGATTGGAACGAAGCCTTACGAAAGCTCGGGCCGACTACAAAGAGGCTGTAATGCGAAATAAACAGGTGTTTATTTATGATCAAATCCGATTGGACTCCGCTTTCCGTGTCTTATACCCCAAACCAGACTAGGAACACATGAAATATCTACTGGTTTCTCTCCTTCTTTTAAGCTTCTGCAAGACCTACTCGCAATACGTTGTGCGCGTTCAGCATCAAGTTTTGTTTGACGTAGTAAACGCGCGAGCTTCAAACCGCGTAATCGCAACTCAAGATTCTTTAATCGCCTCACTTCGAACAAGCGTTTCCTCTTTGGAAGGAACTGTTTCCTCATGCTTGATTTTAAATACCGATTACCAAAATCAGATCTCATATTTAAAGCAGGTTAATTTCGACAACAACAAGGAAATAATTATTCTACAGAAAGAAAAGAAGCGATTGAAGCGGCAGACGTTTTGGCTAAAGGTTCTTATTCCGGTTGCTGTTGGTGCCACTATTTTCCTTGAGAATCATTAATTCGTGACGAATTTCATCCGCTTCATGCTTGATTAAATCTGCATATGATGCCTTTGTCGTTATCCCAACGTGCTTCAATTGGTCTAACTTTGATTGTCCCCGGTATACCCTTATCAAATACTCGTTTTCTTCATTTTCGCTAGCTATTTTAGCTAGACGTTGTAAAAATGGCACTTGACCCATACAAATACCGGCAAGTATGTAATTTTTTAAATCTTTCATTTAGGTAATTCCTCCAATCCAATCTCATCATGTATAAGGCAGTATAGCCCCTGTCTTCCCTGTACTTCGCCCAGGTAATGAAGAAACCCCTTGCCGCCCATTTGAAATGTTTGACGCTTTATAACAGCTTTCAGGCCGTTCTTTTTCCAGATTACTCTGGTTTCAAGTGGGTATATCTCGTCGTCTTTCGGGTGCATGGACTACTTCAATTTATTATTCAACCACTCCACCAAACGATCCAAATAAAGCGCTTTGGCGACAGCTATAATGAACTCCGTTTTAGATTTATGAAAATTCTCAGCCTGGACGCGCATTGGGTCGTTATCACTTCGAAGTCTAGGTTTAAATTTAATCATGGACGAAGATAACTCATTTCTTATCCTTTAGAAAGTCCTCCACTGCCTTTGCAATAGCTGGCGTTGATATATAATCGTCGGAAGCATTTTTCAACAACTCTACCGCCTTATCCAATTCATTTTTAATGCGGTTCACCTCAGCTTCAGACTCACCAAGCCTTATTTGAAGATTTGCGTATGATTCAGACAAAGCAGTGTTTAGTTCACGCTCAGGAACCACGTAGTCGTTCCAGATATTTTCACAGCCTCCTTTAAATCCGTCCTCTTTTATTCTCTCTTCATTAGGGCCGTACCATCCTGGATAATATTCCTTTGCCTTCTTTTCGAAATCAGGCTTCTCAGTGTCTTTCATGCTAGTCTCCATATAAAATTGTTTCCTGTTTTATGTCTCCCTGATAAGCATTCGCTGATCGATGTCCTGTTCGTGCCGGTTTTTTGAACCGCTTCTTTAATACTTTCGAAAGTATTTATAAAATCACCAGCAGTAGAGTATTGACTTACCTTCTTAAAAGGAGCTTTCCATGGATTTTTTCTAGGGCCTAGTGCCTTAGGTATTTTTGCGTACCATTCTGGGCCTTTTATCCTATGCGCCTCCTGCATGTTGTATAATTGCGTGCACCATTCTAGGTTTTGAATCGAATTATTTCGAGGATTCATATCGATGTGGTTTACACACGGTAAGTTTTCCGGATTGGGTATAAATGCCTTGGCAACCAATCTATGAACACTAAAATTACGAGACGCTCCATCTCTACACAGCCTAACATACCGATACCCTCTACGGTCTAAAAACGTGCGTATTAATGTCAGACCGAGTTTCATAGTGTGATTGCCTCTTTTTACTGTTCGTGATATACTTCGAACCATGGCAAAATTTGAGACCTCATACATTCCCTCGAATCCCGGAATAGTTCGCCACTCTTGGAAAAAGTAACTTCTCATTTCCGGCTTATCGAACAGGTAAAAATCATTCCGTCCTCTGTATTCAATTGCTTTCATGCCTTACAAATTTTAAATACATGTCCACCGGTGACGGATGGTGTTTTGACCGCTCGTAAATCTGCCGGTAATTCGAATGGCATTTTACGTCTTTCCATTCGAGTGCGTATTGCGATAGTTTCAAATGTGACTCGGTGTCTTTCGCGGTCTCGAATTGCCTCCATATACCCCGCAGTATCAAAAACTATGGTATTAAACTCTTTCATAGGATTACAATGTTTTCTTTATCTGTTATGCTCCCCTTCAGTATGGTAGCTCGCAAATGCGGGTGTGTAGGCACATCAGCAATAGCCTTCTCACTCGCCTTTACTAACGTAGCCTGACAACATTCGAGGGCGTAGCGGCGGCAGACTTCAGTCAAACAATCTTCACGAGCATGAATAGGCAGCGTTTTAAAACTTTGATATCGTTTATCAGGCCCGACAACGCTATATTTATCAAACCACTCCTTGGCTACTTCATTTTTAATTCGTTCGAGTACGTCTGTCATGGCTTTGTGGTGTCTATGAGTTGAAAAATTCTTTTCCTAATGCTACAAAATACAGGCACTTCGTTTTCAACACCTTCCTTCAGCTTCGACATTTGCATGGCTTTTAAAGCGTCTTGCCTTGTGTGCACTTCGATCATACGGCCGCGCTCATGTGGATAACTTGGTATGCCTAGTATTTCCTCTTTAGTCTTCATTGCTTTAACTGTTTACTTTTTGTGAATGGAGCATACCCACGAAAGGTCTCCACTTAATTATCTTATCAATATGCGGATCAATCGAAATAAAGTGACGACCATTGAACCACCCACAATCCCATGTTCCATCTTTAGTAATCCATTCTACTTTCATGAAACGCACTGGATTAGCGTCTGTCAATAAAATATAACCGTCGTTGTCTTTCATTTTTTACTTTATATTTTTTGTGAATGGAGAAGGATTCGAACCTTCATAGGTCACGGTTTCGAAGCCGCCAACCACTTGCGAAACGGCTGCATACTTACTCGCTTATATGCTTACCGTTGTGTCTACCCAATTTTCCACCATCCATTCATTTTACTTTAACTGTTTACTTTGAAAGCTTACAGATCGCTTCGTAAGCCTCGTTTTCGGTTTTATAATTTCGATAGAATATAAATCTACCATCATGAGTATACTCACAGACATCGTAACCATTTGATGCTGACTTAAAATAACAATATACTTTACCCATTTTACTTTAACTGTTTTATCTGTTTTAGATTAAATCCTTTGGGAGTGAAATTTCATCACATCTTCAAATTCATGTTGCCGATCTTATACTAAACTCATCACAACATTGCCAGCACTACCAAGTTCGCCAAAAGGATTATGGTATTAAAATATACCCACACTTACGACATTCGTACTGTACAGCCCACGGCCCATGAGGTGCTCCACCTGTCATGGACGCTCCACATTTTGGGCAATTCGGTATTGATTTAAAAATCCAGTCTTTCATCCTTCATCAATTTTAGTTTCACTTTCCTCTACCACTTTTGTGATAGTTATGATGGTTTTGTGTGCCAGGTTACTGTTTATCGCCGATGAAGAGTGATCTGGAACCCATTCAATATTTTCAATTATGAATTTAAATACCTTGGGAGTATCCTCTCCTTTTTGGAATGTTTTACTTCTGCAAATGGGTTTCATGGTTTCTGGTTTACGGTTTCTATTGCTTTAAAAATCTCGTATGCTACTTGTGGGACGATGGCGTTTCCGAGGGATTTAATTCTGTCCACCCGATTGGATATCCCATCATGTCTTCGACAAACAGGGGGTTGAGTCGGAAACGAGTTCCAGTTATATGCTGGACTATCGTTGTAAGATTTGGCGAATTCCGTTTCATTCCAGCATTGTAACCCTCCGTCTTGCAATCTCTTGCTTTCGGTGTTGGTAGTAATCCTTTCATCGCTAAACCCGGAAGACTCGGAGTAAAATCTTCCCTGTCTCCGCCGCTGATTTTTGATGCTCTTGGTGTAGGCAACAATCCATATCCTATTTCTTTGATGGGGCGCATTGACGGCGCAAGCTGGAATGATAAATGTTTCGGTGTGATACATTTCATCTTCCAACGAAGTAAGCACTTGGTCGAGTGCCATACCGATGATGCCAGTAACATTTTCGCAAACAATGAAGGTCGGTCGAACTTCGCCAATAACTCTAAGCATTTCAGGCCAGAGGTAACGGTCATCTTCTTTGCCCTTTCGCTTCCCGGTGACACTGAACGGCTGGCATGGGAATCCTCCGGAAATAATGTCGATTGTGCCCCTATACTTCGTGCCGTCAAATTCTTTGATGTTTCCATATCTCATTATGTTAGGAAAATTCTTTTCCAAAACCTTTGTGCAGAACTTATCAATCTCAACTTGGAACACGTTTTCCCAGCCCATCCACTGAGCAGCCAAGTCAAAACCTCCTATGCCGGTGAACAGGCTGGCGTGCTTCATTTTACTGCAAATGTGTTTCATGGGTATAGGGGTTAAAGCTTGTTCAATTCGTTCCATTGATCTTCCGGCATCCAGTTTTCGTTTGGTTTGCCGGTGCTGGGATCGTAATTCTCACCGATGTATCGGAAGTGAAGCTCGCGGGCAATTAGCTCGCTTGCTGACGTTTTCGGGTACGATTTATGCTTTGGCTTACTCTGTCCTTCCGAATTGATCTCCTTGTCCGTAAGGCCACGCAGATAGCTTAACTGATGGGCATTTCTGGAATGTGTCTTAACACCGCCTTCCTCGTCACATTTTGCAATGGCATCTTTCCAGAGCTGCAGCCAGTCGGATGTAGAGTTGTTATAAACTTGATTCCGGAAATCGTCCTTCTCCTTCATCAATTCTTCTTCCAGAACCTTGTATTTTTCATCCAGGTACGATCGAACCCACATACCGACCTCTATGCCGTCCAGCTTCCATATCTTTCCGTAGGAGCCGTTTGCAGCACGCGCAAAGCAAATCTTAAAGTCGGCAATGGTTTCGTTTGGATAAGTTCTAACTAAGTGCTCAGCGATCATTTGGATTTGCCCATCCGTGAGGTTTCCTGATACATTGATACTTTCAGCAAGACGGATTAATTCGAATTCAATGAATCCGGAAACAGTTTGTTCTGACGTGGCTTTTGCCATCTCCCAAATCTTCGGAACATCGAATGATTGCTGGATTCGTGATGGCAGGTTATTTGACGCCTGAGCAAAGTTCTTTACGTTAAGCGCCTTAACTGTGGCGTCTTGCGAAACCTTCTCTACGTGCGTGTGTTGCGTCTTTCTTGCCGGTACCATTGTCATGCTTCTTTATCGTTAACCAGGTGTTTAATTTTTGTTTCCATTGCCAAGCCTCAGTTGGTGGGTTTGGCGCGTTTGAGTGGTGCGTATAACACTCTTCGAAAGATTGCCGAATGTCTTTGCCTCGATGTGTTGATTGCAGGTCGTTCACAAACAGCTCATCGCTGAAGATCTCTTCGAATAAATCCAGTTTCGAAATTTTTGGCGCGCTTTCCTTTTCTTTTTCCTCTTCCTTTTCCGTTACCTCTTCTTTATCTTTTTCCATAAGGGTATTTGCTACCCTATTGAATACCCTATCACATAGGTTATTTTTTTTCAAAGATTTAAAAACAGGTATGTGGGCCGGTGATTTTTCGGAAAGGTTTCCATACTGAAAGTTGATAAAGCCAGACAGCCAAATTTTTCCATTTGGTAGCGTCTCGATTTGATCAGCAAAAACAAACGTGTCTGATAAGTTTACAGCCTCCCCAATACAAACCGAAGCAAGATGCCAGTTGGGCTCCCATACACCTGCGGCATCGCATCGCTCTGTGAGGTATCTGAATAAACACTTGTGTTTTGGGGACAACTTCATGAACCACTCCTTTTCCCAAATGCCGGTGTCGGTAAATCGCTTTGCCATTATGTGTTTTCGATTAAAAAAGTCAACTCATTGTAAATAACCTCTAGCTTCTTTAAAGCCTTCGGTGATCGTCGTCGTTCGATTTCGCGCCTAATTCCATCCCTGGAAATTTTCAGAATATTTGATGGTGGTATCTTAGATCCTGCGTTTATCCTCATAGCACCTCCTCAAATGACTCGTGCAGCTTTGTGATGCTAGGCATAACTTTATAGAACGATTGCGATACACCTGACGACGAAAACACGCCGTATCGTCCGTCGTCCATCTGTGTTATATAACAATCAACCACCATGTCATCGAAAAAGATTTCTGATTTTAGTCGATGGATGTGCATTACCGGCATGACAAGGCCATTCTGATTGCTGGCAATTTTTTCGTTTAGTTTTACCATATAGTTAAAATGTTAGAGATAGTTGATATTGTCCTGCGATGGCGTTGCGTGCGTTTCGTTCCGCTATCTTGAAGTAGCTTTCTTTCAGCTCGACTCCAATCGCTCTTCTCTTCATTTTAAGCGCCTGGTAAACCTCAGAACCAATTCCCATGAAAGGAGTGAACACAATGTCATTCGGATTACTCCATAAGTGGATAGCGCGCTCGATTGTATCAAGTTGCAGCGGACAGATGTGTTTCTCGTCGTCGTTGTCTTTGCCCTCTTTATTTAGTGTATTGGTTTGTCTGATGTCATACCAAACAGGGCTTGCGTACTTTTGCCAAAGCGGAATAGGTATGTAATTTGGATCGTTTGGATCGGTACTCGAGTGCTTTATTGGTTCGGCATTCTCTCCGTGCTTACGGAAAATTAGAAGGTAGTCAGCCGTTCCAACGCGGCTTAAACTCGCGTCTTTGTCTTTCTGCTTATTGAGCAGGCCTATAGCCTTTGTTCGCGTGACCTCCACCACGGGATCTTTCCATATTGTTATCCGCGAGTGAAATATGAAACCATTCTTCTCGAACTCCTTTATCAGCATACCAGGAAAATCACGAAGTCCGATAAACCCTTCCTTGCCCTTGCTTATTGGTAGCTCCATGCAATGGACTGCTATCAGTCTGCCTGGTTTTAAAATTCGATTCAACTCCGGAGTGAGGAATGAAAAATGTTCAAAAAATTCATTATAATCTCTACAGTTTCCCATGTCCTGGATGAGATCCGAGTAGACATATAGTTCCGCGAAGGGGGGGCTGAAAATCGAGAAGTCAACGTATCCGTCGGGGATATATTTGATTTCTTCAACACAGTCCCCATTAATTAAAAGGTGGTCAGAATCAAGCAGCATATTGTTTATCGGTTAGGTGCATCTTCATAACATCGAATTGGTTTTGTTTCTGGCGTATCGCGCCAATCACGTTGCGCATGGTATCGGTAGTGATCAGGTGAATGTTTACCTCATTCTTTTGACCGAATCTGTAGGATCTGCGAATCGCCTGATAAAGTGATTCAAAGGAAAAATCGAGAGCTGCGAATATCTGGTTGTGGCAATTCTGATAGTTGAGACCGAATTGTGCGATCTTGGTTTTGGTGATCATTATGCGGAACTCGTTTTTTGCGAACCCGAGTAGCTTCGCCTCTTTTATTGATGGTTCTTCACTTCCGCGAACTTCTACGGCTTCTGGAAGCAATTCCCTTAGGTACTCAGCCTCTGCGTTTTGCTTTACCCAGATTATAAAGTTTTCTGACGAGCTGTTCACCAGGTCCACCACCTTCTCCATTCTTGCCAGCATTGTCTTTCGTAGCTCGTCATTGAAGTTCGTGGCACTGATAGAAATATTGTTGAACAGTGAGAATTCTTTTACCGGCACCTTTACTTCGTGTTCGATAAGGTTAAGGCTCGGTAGCACGTATGAAGACCCATCGAAACCAATATCGGCTGGGTTTGAAACAAACATGCTCCATGTTTTAACCCAATCCCAAAAACGTTTCCTTGCGTGCCCCTTAAGCCTCCATTGGCCAGTATCCCCGCCATCGTGAGTGAAGTACATGCTGAGTATTTCGGAAGCCTTTCCTTGGTTTAAAAACTCTGCGTGGTTGGTAATTTCCATGTCATCATTCGGAGATGGGGTAGCAGTGCAGCATAGTTTGTACGGCGTATTTTTGAAAGTGTCAAGGATAAGTTTTTTTGTCGCTCCATTGAAGTTTTTTAGTATGGAGCTTTCGTCAAGAACCACCCCTCCAAAGTCCGCAAATGAATGATTCGTTAACTGTTCATAGTTGGTGATGTATATACCGGACGAACTTTCTCCAGTGCCTAAGCGACGCACGTCATAGCCGAATTTTACACCCTCATCAATTGTTTGGCCCGATACAGCAAGCGGGCACAGTATTATGACCGGCAATGTTGTGTTTCTGAAAATCTGATTTGCCCACTCTAACTGCATTGGAGTTTTGCCTAGGCCACAATCGGCAAGAATCGCGTATCGTCCAGCGCGTAACGCCTTGCGAACGATGTATTTTTGGAAATCAAACAACGATCCGTTCAGGAAATTTTCATGAATATCGAAACCTGACTCGACCGTCATTTTTAATTTCTTAGCTATAAACTCCTCGTAGGTCATAAATCAATCTTTAAGTTTTTTCTTTTTTCTTGTATCCACATCCGGTTTTCCGAATGCTACTATAGCGTTTGTGTGGTTGTAGCCGTCTGGTTTTCCGTAATATTTCGGAGACTGCTTTGATGAGTATTTTGATTTGCGAAGTGGTGTCATTTCGAATCCATTAAAGTGTAATGTGCATGTCTTGCTCCATCTTCGGTAGTAACCATGATGGTTTTTATGTTCATGCCTTTATTACGAAGCTCGGCGCAACGGGCTGCAAGTCTCATGCAGCGGTATTTATTCAACGCATCGAGCGGCGTTATCCATCCGAACTTTTTAAGATGCTCGGCGATCTGTTTGGCTTGGGTGTCTGTCCGTGTCATACCTTATTCTTTATATTTGTAACTTCCTTTTTCTGAAATTATATATTGCTCCCTTCTTTCAGGGCATACCGAAAATGCAAGCTCATAGGCTTCATTGCTTCCGCCATCTGGTATTTCTTCGCTGATCAGTCCATTCAGGTATTTTTGAGTACCCACGTTGTACCCAAAGTCCTCATCTGCCCATGAGTAAACAATCTCAACCTTCGGATATTTTTTAGATATGGTGTCGATTATAATTGGCGATGGTGACCACGCCGTCTCGAACTGGAATTTATTTATAGCAAGGCGTTCATATGAATATCCACCCCATTTTGTTCCCCAGTTCTTAACGTTCCATGTGTGCCACCAATTAGGAGAGTTTTGTGCCGTTTTTTGATCAGGTTTGTCGTCATAGGCCGGGTCATCTGGCGGCGGTATTACTTTCCGGAAATCAGGAAACATAAAGAATGACTGCTTTATTTCAGGGGCGTATCCTACAGGCAGCCCAACCGAATTCATGCCTTGTCTATCGGTTGCTATTCCAGTTTCCAGATTAAACCAACAAAACCTACCGTTGTCCTTATTATCACAGATCAGCTGATTATCGTAGGTTCTTCTAAGCTCTGCATCTACATGCGTGCCGAATTCGTTTATCAGATCATTCAAGTCGGATAGTGAACCACTCATTTCAATTACGTTCGTTATGTGATTTGGCATATTTTATTTTGATTTTTTGGTTCCTGATAAAATTTCCTCAGCCTTTTGAAGATGCTTCATCAACCTCCTGACTGTTAATCTTGTTTGGTTGATCTCTTCACGCTTGGACTTTATTTCGTCCTCAAGCTTTACGACGTGGGATTTTAACTCTTCGATTTTGTTCTGGATGTCCATTTGGTTTGTGGTTTAAAAGTGCTTTTATGTTTGATCAGTATTAGCTCACATCCAGGTTCTATTTCATCTTTCAGCGCATGCAGTAAATTCCATTTGATTAAAAAATCAGGAGTTGAAACGCCTTTGTATTCATGAAATTCAATGCTGTCATTTTTAGTGATCACCTTAAAATCCACGAAGTAGTTAGTGATGTGAATTCCGTTCACATTAAGATCAATCTTATACTGGGGTATCCACTCCTTTATCTCACCAGCGACGCGCCTGAACTCCAACTCCATTGCGTAAGATGCCTCTCCCTTTGAATGATATGTCCTTCCCAAAAAAGTAGTTCGCTTGGCGTTGAATTTGTTTAGTGAGTGTATTTGGCGATAGCCCATAATCGTTTTCGTTCTTTGATGGTCATTTGAGGGGCGAACTGGAATCGAACCAGCCTCCTCTAACCCGGTTGTACTTCCCGGAGTCACACCAGCCAACCGCCCCTATGTATTTAAAATTTGCCGGTCTTTCCCGGCTGTCAACGGCACTACTTGGTTCTCCTTCGTGTTTAATCCATTCGGCGCCAATGAACACACCGTTACGACTGTCTTTAAAGAAAGCCCATTGATGTAATCGCAGGGCTGACCCCCTCAATCAATTTTTTCTTCCAATTTTTGAATCGCCACCTTAAACATTGCAACGATAATCTCCTTAGAGTACTTGCCCTGTAGGTATAGCTTTATGCTTCGTATAAGTTCGAGTAGTAGTTCTTTTTCGGTCATCGTATTTTGTTTTTTAAGTGCTTAATGATCGCTTCTGTTTTCGCGTGGTAGTATTGGTCGAAGTTCGAATGTCCTTCTGCGTCCTGTGAAAAAAGTTTAAACAATACTTGTCTAATCCTTTGGCTTTGGCTTTTGGTTTCGAACTCCACGTCTACCGAGTCAACTTTGTCGATTTCATTTTGTGAAATGGAATCCTTCGGAGATATGTAAATAGCTGCCAATCGGTTTATAAGACCGAATAATTCAGCCGCGTTTCCATTCGAAAGTTCTTGCGTGCCCAAAACAATCTTCACCGAGTTGTCCTTTCTAGTGCTGATGTTCTCAACTATGCAAGCAAGTGTTATCCCTTTTTCCATCGTTGTTCGTGTAGATCATCCTTATCAACCTGGTATCTTATCGCCCTTCCGAGATCTTCGCCCTGTCCGTGTGGCCATATGTGAAGACCCATGATCGGCTGAAATTCTTTTAATCTTTCAATATGTTTTTTTGCTTCCTCTTCACTGAACTTGAACCAGTTTGATTCGTACCATAATTTTTCATTCGAGTCTATCAGCGCATGATCAAATGTTACACACAATAATCTACCTGTCATTTCGGAAATAGGCTCCTGTGGCGGAGCCTCTAAAAAGGCAAGTCCATAAAGGCTAAGTCTGTGTTTTTATCATTCTTAGCCCAAGGATCTGCGCCGCTGAATAGAGCATCCAAGTAGCAAGGCTTTTCCATCGCCATCTTTTTGATTTCTTCCGATAGTGGCTTCTTCGGTGAAGGCATTACGCTATACTCGGTATCCATGCCTTCGCCGGTTTTGTTCACTTTCAAATCATATTCGAAAGGCGCACCCCAATCTTCATTCTTTGACAAACTTGCTATAGCTGTTTGTATGGATGATTGAGTGATTTCGAGTATCTTTACACCTGGATTTGTGTAGTCGTATACAATGAATGCCCAGAAGTGTTTTATAGGTTGATCACCCATTGGTCTGTCGGGCTTATTCTTCATAGGGAAACGAAAAGGTTTTTTATCCTTCCAATCTACCCAGCCGATGATGGGCTTTGAGAGAATGCGGAATTTGTTATCCCCCTTTTGGAACTTCATGTAATCACCACTTCCAGACGGCGCGGTGTAATCTTGAGGCAAAAAGTCTGACATAGTTTTAAAATTTTAAGTCTTCGAATTTTACTTGTGATGTTTTTGATTCAGTGCAGGCAAGTCCAATTGCCTGCTGTATAGTGTTAAGCCATTCATTCGCGGTATTCAAATCACACTTGTCACTTAATGATCCAACTATAACTAGCCTCCAAAGCATTTGCAGGTCTTCCATTGTGTTCTTGGTTAAGTCGGTGTTCATAGCGGGAACAAGTTGAATATTGCTGCGATAAAGCATATTGCTAGCATTACCACTGAGAAGGCGGTAAACACCGCGAAGAAAAACATCTTCATGTGACGTGATAAAATGTCTTTCTCGTATCGTTCGCGTTCCATTGCTTTCAGGTTCATATCACAGAGATTAAAAGCCCAACAACAACCAGTACAATCAAAATGAAAATCGCCATTGCGGTGCCTGTACATCCTTTCGGATCTTCATCGCTATCTATGCGCACGAATGCATCTTGTTCTTCTGAGTAATAGTAGTCTGAGTTCATGGTTCTCCTTTATAAGCTGCAAATAGTAGTAGGAATGTTTCGCATTCAGGAGTGAATACACCTCGCTTTGGTAAAAATTTTGACCTGAACACGAATGCCGTTTGTAAATCCTACCAGCATTTTTCATCACAATGATTTATGATTGCCCAACATATGCCTACTTTTGTGCGATCAGAATTTTTCAACTCTATCTCCGCACTCTTCAGCCGATAGTATAATTCCATCAGTGTCATAAGTACACCACTTTAACCACCCCATTCACTTCCACTAAGGCTATATCCCTTCCAGAGATAGCGGCCTTTGATTGCTTGATTATTTTCATATTTTGATGCCGGTTATTTCAAAGAATTTTTCAGAATCAAAGTTTGGCAAAGAGGTAAACACTTTCTTTTCCTTGGCTTTCAGATTGCCCCACATATCGGCCCATGCCTCATGAACAGTTTTCGTTTTTAGGTAACCGTCGGTAGTTTCATGCTTTGGATAGCGTTCCTTTTCTTCCGCTGTCATTGCCGACGACGTAACCCATATTGTGAAGTCTAGTAGGCGCGACATTATCTTTACGCATTCAGATTCTTCCCAATCCCTTACGTCTATGTCTGTGAGCTTGTCGAATAGGATCAGTTTAGGGTTTTTATCGGTGCAGAATGCACCGCCGGCCCTATAGCCCGAATTACTGTCGCCCGAATTCCTGTTGCCCGAATTCCAGTTGCCCGAATTACTGTCGCCCGAATTACTGTAGCCCGAATTCCAGTTGCCCGAATTCCTGTCGCCCGAATTCCTGTCGCCCGAATTCCTGTCGCCCGAATTCCTGTTGCCCGAATTCCAGTTGCCCGAATTACTGTAGCCCCAATTCCTGTTGCCCGAATTACTGTTGCCCGAATTACAGTTGCCCGAATTACTGTCGCCCGAATT